CGCTCTTCCGATCTCTAAGGTCCCCCTTATTTTGTAGGAGGTGAACCACTTGAAACGAAACCGAAAAAAAGCTACTCTTATTGAATGCGAGGACCCGATGTTGTATATTGCTGTCGTGATTGTGTATAGTGGCGTCGTTGCAAAGGATGTAGATTTTTTTCGCTCTGAATGGGCAAAAACCGTATTTAACGGCCTTGGAATTGAAGCAGACCCCCTCAATTGGTACTATATGATTATGAATAGAAAGGAGCGGAAGAAGCATGGCAGTAGGCGCAGCTAAAGCAAGCGCGACCCTCAAATACAGCTCCGAGCTATACACCCCTTACGCCTTGGAGTCTTGGCCCGATAATCAAATGCGCAAAGAGTATTCCCGATTGCGTAATATTGCGCAAAAACGTATTAAGCGCTTATCAAAAGACCCTATCAGCGGCACCAGCGATGTTTATAAAGAATTTGCCGGAGGTTTTCCGACCCTAAAGGCAATGCGGGGAGACCGAAAAGCACTGGAGCAGGCCCTGGCGGATGTAGCGCGGTTTGTTCGTTCCAAGGGTTCCACCGTGGGCGGTGCACGGGAGGAATTTGAGCAAAAAATGAAAGTTGGTGGCATTGATATCGCTGATGTTCCCGAAGATCAATACACGGCCCTGTCTGAATGGTGGGAAATCGTAAAGGCATCGGGCGTGTACTATTATCCGTCAGATCAGCCGATCATGTATTGGCGCGAGAAAGGCGGCTACAACGTCAGTATTGACGATTTTGTAAAGTGGCAGCAAGGTGAGGTCAACTATGGCAAAGAGTGGGACTACAGCGACGGCAGCAGTTCCGCCGATCTGCGCGGAGGTTTTGGCGGAGGCTTGTAACTATAACCCGGTTTCTTGGCTTATGGAGCATTTGGATAGAAAACACACCAAAGGCAAGAAGCGCAAAACGAACAAGAAGCGTTTGTATGTAGATATGCCTTGTGCGTTTGATATTGAGACAAGCCGCGTGTGTGTTGACGCCGACGACAACCCCCACACCATTATGTATATTTGGCAATGTCAACTGGGTTTGGATATTACTATTATCGGCAGGACGTGGGATGAGTGGTTAAATTTTACAGGTACGATCAGCGATTACTTGCAGGCAAACAGCGGGCCACAGGGTGACTGGTATTTGTGCATGTATGTCCATAATCTTGCCCATGAATTCCAATATTTGTCGGGCGTTTTGGATTTCGGCCCGGGCGATGTGTTTGCCAGCAAGCCCCGCCGGGTCTTAAAATGTGACAACCGCGCTATTGAATACCGGTGCAGTATGAGACACAGCAACTTGTCCCTTGATGCTTGGGGCAAGCAACTGGGTGCCCCTCATGCCAAATTAACGGGCGCTCTTGATTATTCCAAAGTGCGGTATCCATGGACTCCCATGACATCTACAGAATTATCGTACTGTATCAATGATGTCCGGTGTATTGTAGAGTGCCTGTTAATTGAGATGAAGCGAGACGGCGACGATCTGTATACGTTACCATTGACGCGCACCGGGTATGTCCGACGAATGGCCCGCGAAGCAATGTACAAATGGGGTATTAAAAAGGTCAAGCGCCTTTTGCCCTCTTGGGAATTGTATCAAATGCTGCGGGAGGCGTTCCGAGGCGGTGACACACACGCAAATAGATATTATGTGGGTATGCACCTAGAAAACGTCGGTTCTGTGGATATGTCGAGCGCGTACCCCGCTGTGCAATGTGAATGTTATTTCCCTATGACTCCATTTAGGCAGGAACCGGCCACCGTTGGGCGGCTGATGCAATGTATGAGGCACGGCAAAGCGTGCTTGATGCGACTGCAAGTAAAAGGTTTGCGCCAGCGCTTTAAGTGGTGGGGATTTCCGTATATCCCTCTTGCGAAAGTCCGGCACTGTGAAGGATACATTAACGACAATGGCCGTTTGCTGTCTGCTGAACATTTCGAGATCACCATAACAGACATCGACTTTAGAATTATAGCGAAAGAATATGATTGGGAGGCTCTCAACGTCTTGGACCTTTACACGTCCGATTATGGCAAACTGCCCAAGCCCTTGACGGATTGTGTAAAAGAGAGTTACACTGGAAAAACATCCCTTAGAGGTGTATCCGGTCAAGATTTGTATTATGTCAAAGCCAAGGGTGATCTTAACAGTTATTACGGTATGACAGCACAAGACCCTTTGCAGCTGGACACACTTTTTGATGAGGACGACCCCGACGAACTCTGGAGCGAATGCACTGACGACCCAGAGGGCAGTTACAACGACCATTTCCAACATTTATTCCTGCCGTACCAATGGGGCGTATGGACAACTGCCCACACTCGCAAGCGCCTAAAAATAGCGCAATGGGCCGCTGGCAAGAATGGCGTGTACTGTGACACAGACAGTGTTAAATATATGGGCAATATTGATTTATTGGACTTTAACAAAGCTGTTAAACAGCTTGCAAAAGATAATGGCGCTTGCGCTACAGACCCGAAAGGCGATACCCATTATATGGGCGTGTATGAGCAGGAGCGCAGCTACGCGGAGTTTATGACATGGGGCGCTAAAAAATATGCGACTACCTACAAAAAAGGTGGGCCAATCACTACCACTATAGCAGGAGTCAGCAAGCGAAAAGGCGGTTTGGAGCTGGCCCTGTGGGGTGGTTTTGAGGTTTTCAAGCCCGGTTTCACGTTTTGTCTTGCCGCTGGAAATCAGGTTATTTATAATGACCGCCCAAATGTGCCCGACTTTGTGGTTGACGGGCACACGGTACATATAACAAGAAACCTGTGTATTTGTGATAATACTTACACTTTGGGAATAACCGACGAATACGCAAAGATATTAGGGTATAAGATTATGGAGGTTATCTGATGATTAAACTGTACACCGACGATGGATGGCCGAACTTTTCCGAAAAAGACGGCATTTTGTCCACCGGGGCACCTATTATTTTTATATGGGGCGGACGTGGTACAGGCAAGACCTATGGAGCATTGAAGCATGTCCACCAGATCGAGGAGGAATTTCTGTATCTGCGCCGCACGCCGCAGCAAGCGGAACTTATTTGTTCATCACCCAGTATGTGGCCATGGTCTCCGTTGAACGACGATTTGCAAACACATTATGCCCCTTTCAAATTGCCCAAAATAGCGGGACTGTATGAAGTGGGCAACGCGGGAGCCTACACTGATACAGGGACTCCCATAAAACCGGCCCAAATGGCCGGAGTCGTGGGAAGTGTTGTGACGCTGGCTCGAACCCGTGGCTTTTCAAGTCCACATACTAACATCATTATTTTGGATGAATACCAGAAAGAAGAATCCGATTACTACCGGCGCGGCGAGGGCGTGGGCCTTGCTAATATCTATGAAACGGTCAACCGCAATCGAGAATTGAAAGGGCAAAAGCCCCTGACGCTGTTGTGTATGTCGAACGCTGTGGGCATGGCAAACCCCTATTATATGCAATGGGAGATTACCGATGCTGTCGAAAAGATGATTGGTAAGAAAGAGCGCTGCAAGCTGTTGGCCGATAAGGGCATTTTGCTGGTCGATCTTGTCGATAGTCCCATAGCAAAGGAAAAAGCAAATACGGCACTCTATAGGTCTATGAGTGGCACTGACTTTTATAGATCAGCTATTGAAAACCAGTATAGCGCAGAAGAAAAGAGTTTGGTTGTGTCCCGGCCCCTCCGGGAATACTACCCGCTTGTACAAATTGGGCGGTGCTGCATCTACGAGCACAAGAGCAAACCACTATACTATGTATGTCGTCACAGGTCGGGCGAGATGCCTACATACGGCACCGGCGACTATGAGCGGAAACGGTTCAGGGCCGCGTATGGGTACATCTGGCCCGCATACTTGCAGCGGCAACTTGAATTTGAGCGGTACTCGGATGAAATTTTCTTCCGTGAGTATTGCGGTGCTTGACTTTTTTATGCAGTCAATGTATAATAAAGATAATCCCCGGTGCCCACAGGCAGCCCCCAGAAGGGGCGGGCAAGCGTCAGCCAGCGCAAGAACCGGGGATTTACTTGTATCTGTATGGGAGGTGATGTTATATGAACGTTTACGCAGTGTTGGCTGTTCTGGTATTCATCTGGATGGATATCGTCAGTGGCATGATTAAAGCCTTTTCTACAACTGGGTTCGATTCTAGCGTGATGCGTCAGGGTTTTTACCACAAACTCGGTGAAGTTCTGGCCGTTGGGTTGCTCGCTGCCGTTGATTTCTGTCTGCCCATTGTAGGAGTCAATGTCGATGTGTCTTTCTCGGCCATTGGTTGCGCCTATTTTGTCTTGATGGAAATCGGCAGCGTCATCGAGAACATCGGTGCAATCAATCCTGAATTGGTGGGGCCTCTTACTAAAATTTTTGCAAAACTCAAGGGGGATAACCAATGACTTGTTATATCATTTTCGCCCAGTCGATTACAAACAAGCGCGCGTTTCTGCTGGCTGATTTGTGCGCTCGTTTGAGTATCGGCTATTATAGCGACTGGGCCGACAATTCCCACACGCGGCAGTGTTGCGCAGTGGGCCCCGTAACCAAAGGAGACAAAGACCAGGTAGTGAAATGCCTGGCGAATGATACATACGTTGTGATGGAGGCGATTAAAGTTGAAAATCAGTGAAAAAGCGGCCCTTGCTATGGCCGGATACACCAAAGCAGAGATCGAAGCTATGGAAAAGCCGCAGCCTGTCCCGCAGCCCGTGCCGCAGCCCGTCCCGCAGCCCGTGCCGCAGCCCGTCCCGCAGCCCGCGCCGCAGCCCGTCCCGCAGCCCGCGCCGCAGCCCGTCCCGCAGCCCGCACCGCAGTACGACGGCCTCGAAACCCTGCTGCAGCAGCTTTTGCAGGGACAGCAGACTACCGCACAGGCAATGCAGACTATGACCCAGACGTTGCAGGCAAACGCGTTGGGCCTCGGCATCCAGCAGCAGCCGTCGGCAGATGCTGCCACTGTAACAGCCCGAATTATCGACCCGACTTATGGAACGGAGGTAAAGTGAGATGCCCCTTGGTATGGATTTTGCGGACATTGCCGCGATTTTGACAGAGATCAACAAAAAGGCCACGGGCCAGGAGACGACAACGCCCATTGTTGACACATCTAGCTTTGTGTCTGTAGCACAGGCCACGTTGCTGACCGGCCCCGACAACTACACTAAAGCGGTCAGTCAGGTGCTGAGCCGTACCATTTTTTCCGTCCGCCCTTACGATGCACCCCTGAAGCGCTTGCAGGTCACGGCTGACGACTGGTCTAACCATGTGCGGAAGATCAATTTCTGCGACACAGACCCCGTCACCGACAAGGCGTGGGCATTGGATGATGGCCATAGCGTGGATATGTACGAAGTTCACAAGCCTAAAGTCATTCAGACAAACTATTACGGTCAGACCAACTACAGTCGCGTATACACGCAGGCAGATACCCAGATGGAAGCAGCCTTCAAAGGCCCCGAGGAACTGGCACAGTTTTGGTCCTCGTTTGTGCTGCATCTGTCGAACCAGATTGAGGCAGACCGGCGCAACTTGGCCAATAACCTGATGGCCAATCATTTGACCGGCATGACTGTGACCAGCCCAGAAAGCGTTGTGTATCTGCTCGATGAGTACAACGACCAGCAGGGCACCGAGCTGACGGTGCAGGACGTCTACAAAGAAGCGAACTTCCCGGGTTTTGCAAAGTACGCCTATGGCCGTATCAACGACATTTCGCGCCTGATGAAAGAACGGTCCATCAAATGGCATCAGAATTGGAAGATTGGCGACACGACATACAACATCATGCGCCACACCCCATATGATCGCCAGCACCTCTATCTGTACAGCGGTACGCAGAGTCAGATTGATGCCCGCGTGATTCCCGAGGTATTCCACGATAATATGCTGAAGTACCGCGACGCCGAACAGGTCACGTTCTGGCAGAACATCGACAAGCGCGAGACCATTTCCGCAACGCCTGTTGTGACCACTGACGCCGGTGTGGCAAACAAGAATAAAGCGGTGCAGCTGTCCAATGTGTTCGGGTGCCTGCTGGACTGGGATGCAATCGGCTACACTCCGAAGCTGTCTCGTGTGGTCCCGACTCCCATGAACGCCCGCGGCCTGTATACAAACTTCTGGTACCACTACGGATGGTCGTGGTACGATGACTTCACCGAGAACGCAGTTCTGTTCCTGATGACCTCCGGCGACGTCACCACCCCGAGCGCTGCCAAGGCGGCAAGAGCGTCCACCCTGAAAACCACCACGCATAAGGACGCGGACCCCCTCTAAGTCCTGACCAATACCGGCGGGCATTGCCCACCGGTTATTTTTATAGGAGGCGCTATGCAAGCAACATTTTACCAATTCGAAAAGCGCACAAACAGCACAAAGCAGCCCAGCGGTGGGCAGGGATTGGGAATCGACCTTAAAGCCCCCTGCAATATCATAGACCCCGAGATCAAGATAGCAACACAGAGTGACCCCACCGGGTACAATTATTGCTACCTTCCAACCTTCAGCCGGTATTACTGGGTTAAAAATTGGACGTATGCCGACGGGCTCTGGACTGCATCGCTGACCGTTGACACCCTCGCAAGTTATCGGGATCAGATCGGCAACTCTACCGAATATGTTGTTAGATCGTCAGCAAAGTTTGACCCTAAAATCATAGATAATTTGTACCCAACAAAAGCAACGATCACCACCAGAACCAACTATGCAAATTCTACGCCGTTTACTGACAACCCGGAAAATGGCGAGCAAGGATTCTTCGTTGTGGCGGTCAATGCGCCCGGGTATGTGTCGTTCGGCGGTGCAATTTATCTTGCAATGAGCGGGACCACATTTCAAAAGCTGATGGCGGCTCTTTTGCAAAATACGGATTACTTGAATATCAGCGCGGACGAAATCAGCAGCAACTTAACTAAAGCGTTGTTCAACCCTATTCAGTATATTTCAAAAGCGTTTTGGATACCCTGCGGCAATACGGCAATCGGTGCACCCGTCAACGAGATTCCCGTCGGGTGGTGGAAAATGCAGAATATCGGGAATGCTTATGTCATCCAAAACAACAATGATAAACAGGTTTTCACGTTCAACATTTCAACTCCTCATCATCCGCAGCACATTACAAGGGGCGTCTATACAGACGGCGCGCCCTATTCCGAGTACACGTTATATTGTCCTCCATTTGGGGAGATTAAATTAAATGCTAACCTGTTCGTGTTGCAAAGCACGTTGTATTGTAGATTAACTGTTGATTATCGCACGGGCGACGCAATACTGGACTTGTCATTTAATAAAGATTTCAATACTATTTTCTTTTCCACATCAGGCAATGTCTCGGTACCTGTGCAGCTGTCGCAGATTGCAACTAATGTGAATGAATTGGCAAGCCTTGGCGGACTGATTCAAACCGCCGTCGGTGCCATTGCCGGCGGTATTGAATCCTTTTTCGGCGGGGGCGATATTATCAACGGTATTGCATCCGGTGCCCAGCAGATGACTGTAACAAGTCAATCCAAGGGTGGTGGGGCTGCTGTTGCTAAATATGGCATTACGCCCTATTTAACAGGGGCGTTTTATGATTTAGTGGACGACAACAACGAACACCACGGACGGCCACTGTGTCAGCGGGTGCAGCTGTTCAGCGTTCCGGGGTTTATTATGGTAGACGACCCAGACATAGCGCTACCCGCCACAGCCGCAGAAATTGACAGCGTCAAAAGTTATATGAAAAATGGTTTCTTTTTAGAATAGGAGGCGTAAACAATGGCAGTATATAAACAGTGCATTACTGACGTGTCGCCAATCAGAGTTACAGCCGGTTATCCGGCATACCCTGATGGAAGCCGACACCGAGGAATCGACACAGTACACGGCAACTATAGAGTTTATGCGCCAGAGGCGGGCGTCGTGGTTGTGGCCCAGCACTGGAACGGCAGCACCTCGGGAGATCAGTCATGGGGCAATATGATTAAAGTACGGATGTCCGACGGTACGACATGGAGGGCCGCACACTTTGCTTCACAGATATGGAACGTAGGCGACACTATTTCTAAGGGGCAATTTATTGGCACACAGGGCCAGACTGGTTACGTCACGGGCATACATACGCATTGGGAGTATGCCGATGCAGCCGGAAACCTGAGGGACCCGTCCAGCATTATCAGAATCCCGAATCAGGTCGGCACATGGGACGTAGAGTGGGACTCGGGCGGAGGCCCTGACCCGGGTCCCGGGCCGGGTCCCGGGCCGGGTCCCGGGCCGGG